GAGTTTCGCCGGCTGCACCTGGCCGGCGATAGCGCAGCTGAAGGGATCCGGCGCAGGCTGGAAACGAACCTGAGCGCGCTGCGTGCGGCCGGGTTCGAGGTGGATCGGCTCGATCGGGCGTACGCGCGACTCGGACGCACGATTCGCGGGCTGGAACTGCGTGCGCGCGGGCATGAACGGTTTAATGCGGGTATGGAGGGCATGCGCAATGCCGCTGCCGACTCGGCGAAGCTCGGGGCGGCTGTCGCAATTCCGGCCGTCGTGTCCGCGCAATATCAGGCGATCATCCGCGATATTGCGATCAAGGCGGGCATCGCGCGCACGGAGCAGGAAAGCGTGATGTCGGATCGGATCCGACGCGACGCGCTGGCGAACGGGATGAACCGCAACGAGCTGGCCGATGCGGTCAACCAGATGGTTGCGGGCGGGATGGACGTCGATCGCGCGCTCAACTTCGGACCGGCCGTTGCGAAATTCTCGATCGGTCAGGGCGCGTCGAGCGTCGAGACAGCGCAGATGATTCAGGCACTGCAGCAGAACGCGAACATCACCGATCCGAAGGCGATGATGAAGGCGCTCGAGGCGATCGCCTACCTCGGCAAGGAGGGTTCGTTTGAATCGGCCGACATGGCGCGGTGGTTCCCGGTGCTGCTGGCGGAAATGAAGAAGATCGGTATCACCGGGCAGGATTCCGTGACGCAGCTCGGCGGGATGCTGCAGGTCCAGATGAAGACGGCGGGCAATGCCGACGAGGCGGCGAACAACCTGAAGAACTGGTTCTCGAAGATCGGTTCGGGAGAAACCGCGAACAACTACAAGAAAGCCGGCGTCGATTACGAGGCCAAGATGAAGGAGGCGATCGGCAAGGGTTGGTCGACGCTCGAGGCATCGTTCGTGCTCGCGCGGGCGTACATCGAGCGTGTCGATCCGAAGAAGGCCGCGCAGCTTGCGGCTGTGGCGAAGCAACTGAACACGGAGCTGGATCCGGCGAAGCGGCAGGCGCAGATGCGGGCCTTCGAGGACACAATGAAGACCGGCGACCTGTTCAATGACATGCAGGTCAAGGCCGCGTTGACCGCCTATATGCAGAACGCCGAGCTGTATCAGAACCTGAAGCGCAATGGGGCGCAGGCAAGCGGCGAAATCGAAAAGGATCTCGCCGACCGGCGAGCGACCTCGAAGCAGATCTGGAGCGAAGTGCTGCAGCAGTGGGACGACGCGATGCGCAGCATCGGCGACGCCCTGCGGCCGATTACGGATCTCGCCGGCAAGGGGGCAAAGAAGGCCGGCGAGAAGGTTCACGAAGCGGTCGATGCGTCGCCCAAGGCGGCTGCTGCCGTCGTGGGCGTCATCGGTGCTGCGGTCGCGTATCGCGGAGCGCGTGCGGTGGGGAACATCGGTCGAGGCCTGTTCGACATGGCGCGCGGACGCTGGCTCTCTCGCGGCACCAGGGTGCGGCCCGGTGGTGGTGGAGCGGGCGGTGGAGGTGGCGGTCCCGGGTTCGACCCGTTGGGCGGGGCGGCCGGCGGTGTCCAGCGCGTGTTCGTTGTCAACTTCCCGGGTGGCGGAGGGGCGGGTGGCCCGGGAGATTTTGGCGGTGGCGGTCCCGGAGGTGGTCCTGGGGGCGGACCGCCGGGTCCGCCACCTCCGCCGCCGCGTGGCCGCTGGGGGCGAGCACTCGCGGCGCTACGTCGCGTCGCCGGACGCATTGCGCCGTACGCCGGGAAGATCGCCATTGCCGCCACCCTGCTGAAGATCGGATTGGCCGCGAAGAACGCATACGCGGTTGCGCAGGGCGACGACACGACCGCGCACAAGGTCGAGGGATTCGCGGGCATCGGTGGCAGTCTGGCCGGCGGCTTTGCGGGCGCGAAGCTCGGCGCGGGGATCGGTATGTTCGCGGGTGGTCCGATCGGCGCAGCGGTTGGCGGTGTCGTGGGCGGTGCAATCGGTACGTTCGCCGGGCAAAAGTTATTTGCCACCCTCGCGCGGTGGACGATGGGGAAGAAGGACGAGGAGAGCGACGCAGCCAAGGCGGCAGCGAAGGCGGCGTCGGCGGCGAATCCGGATTCGCCGCAGGCCCGGCCGTTCAAGGTGGAACAGCAGAATCAGTTCTCGCCGACATTCAACGTCAAGGTGGAAGGCGTTGCCGACGCTCAGATCGCGGACAAGCTGCTCGCGCAGCTCAATCCGCAGCTCCAGCGGGCCATGTCGGAATCGCTCGAGAAAAGCAATCGGTCGGCGATGTTCGACGCGCCGCATCTGTAAGGGGAAATCGCATGGATTTTGTATCGAGCGTGACGAAGGCGGCGACGCAGGCGAGCATCGCGTCCGAGCGCGCGCGTCAGGTGGTTCGCGTGTTCGACCGGAACCGTGCAGCGAGTCGGAACACCGTCGAGGTGTTGACGAAGCTGGCCACGGGAAACCTCAAGTCGGCAGCGGAACTGCTGTCAGGCGCCACCAGTTTGCTGTCCGTGGCCGGCGACCTGAGTCCGAAGATCGGCACTGTGCTGCGCAGTTTTTCAGCGACGGGCGCGGCAGTGAACAACGTGCTCAAGATGGTGGGAGCGCTGAATCACCCGCTGATCCGGTCGGCCGCAAAGAGCGTCATGGGTGCGTTGAAGGGCGTGCAGACGCAGTTCACTGCATTGGTCGGCGAGAAGACGATGGGGGCGCTGAAGTCGTTCGCGAAGACGGCCGGTCTCGGCTCGGTTTTCTCTGGCCTGTTTGATAGCGCAAAGTCTTCTACCCCTCATCTGCTGACGCTGTCGGTGGATGACGGCGTCTCGTTCCATTTCGGGTTGTCGACTGCGGCGTTCGACAAACTGCGGCGCTCGACCCGTTACAAGGTCGCGTCGCAAGAGCGCCTGAACCGCGAGGAGGCAGCGCAGGCGGTGAGCCAAGGGGGCGAAACGATCACGCTGTCCGGCGTCGTATTTCCGGCGCTCGGCGCGGGATTCCGGCAGATCGAAACGCTGCGTGCGATCGGCGCGAAGATGAAGCCCGTGCAGCTCACGGCCGGCACGGGCGACGTGCTCGGCCGCTGGTATTTGCAGGGCGTCGACGAGGAACAGGAGGCGATCATGTCGGATGGTGCGCCTCGCAAACAAACCTACAGTCTGGAGTTTGTCCGCTATGGCGAAGACGCTCAGAACCTCTGACGGGGACGTGCTCGACACGCTCTGCTACCAGCATTACGGGACGCTGTCCGGCACCGTCGAGGCGGTCTACGACGCGAATCCGGGGCTGGCGCGAGAAACGCAGCCGTTCAGATCCGGTGTCCTGATCGTGATGCCGGACCTCGAGGTGCCGCGCGACGAGCCGATCCAGCTGTGGTCGTAAGGGGAAGCGATGCGAGCTATTTTCCAGATCGTCGCGAACGGCGACGACATCACACGCGTGATTCAGGACCGCGTGCTGCGGATTCAGACGACAGACAAGCCCGGCCTCGAGGCGGACGATTGCGAGATCGAGCTGGACGACCGCGACGGCAAGGTGCGTTTTCCCCCGAAAGGCGCAACGCTGAAGATCTCGCTCGGTTGGGAGGGGCAGGGCTTGTCGATGCTCGGCGAGTATGCGATCGACGAGATCGTGCTGCGCGGACCGCCGGCAACGATGGTCATTCGCGGCAAGCCGGCGAACATGCGTGCGACGTCGAAAACGCATCGCTACGGCGGCTGGACGAACGTCAAGCTGGCCGACATCGTCGGCGACGTCGCGCGTCGCAACAAGTGGGCGGCTGCGTGTTCGGTCGAGGCCGTCGTGCCACGCGCGGATCAGTTCGGCGAAAGCGACCTGCACTTCATCACGCGTATCGCGCGGCAGTATGGTGCGACCGCGACGGTGAAGGCGGGCAAGCTGATCGTCGGGCCGATCGGCGGCGGCAAGAGCGCGAGCGGCAAGACGCTTCCGTCGATCGAGCTGACGCCGGCGGATCTCGCCGATTACGAGATCACTTTTCCGGACCGGGCGAGCTTCGTCGCGGTGCGGGCGAAGGTGCACAACGCGAAGACCGGGAAGAAGATCGATCTCACGATCCCGAATCCGGATGCGCCGCCAAGTGCTGCAGCGGTTCATACCGAGCGCCATTCGTACGCCAGTCCGGAGGCGGCGAAGGCGGCGGCGAAGTCCCGCCTCGAGAAGCTGAACCGTCATACCGCGAAGAGCGTCCTGCGCATGCGTGGTCGGACGGATATCGCGGCCGAGAAGTCGGTGAAGCTGAAAGGCTTCAAGCAGGAGGCCGACGGCGAGTTTCTGGTCGAGTCGGTGAAGCACACGTACGCCGGCCGCAGTTGGGAGACGTCGGTCGAGCTGAACGCGGGCAACAAGGGGAAGGCGAAGGCCGGTCACGGCAAGAAGCCGACGAAGAAGATCGACCTAGTCGTTCCCGCGCCTCGGTAGTGCTCAGGAGACGATGCGGAATATTTCACGTTCGTAAATTCTCCGAACTGTCGTCTTAATAAGCATTAATGGCGCGTTCAGTGTATTTGCTCTGTCAGCTGTTTCCGACCCTTACTCGACAGTGGCCGTAAATTCACTAGTCGGTTGCTTCGTTGGTAAGGGTCGGTTTGGAAATATTTAGGTCGTGCTAGTCGCCAATCGCAATGAATGCAAAGCTCCGGTTGTCGGCCGAGCCTTTTCCATCGCCGGTGTTGATCTGGCAGGAATTTTTGTTGACATACGGAACGGATATTCCATCCGTATTGGATTGATTGGGGTTGTTGAAGTTATTTTGAGATCCAACGATTCCGGGAAGTGCGGAAAAACCGGGGCTGAAGGAGATGGTGTACTTGCCGGTGCCGATATTCTCGACAGTGAAATCTCCGCTGCCATTCTGGATGCTTCCGTTGCTGCTGACGGTTCCCCAAACGATGCGAGCCATTATTTCCTCCAGTATGCATGTGATGGAAAGTGTGTCGTATTCATCGTGGATTAAACCAATGCGCTCGATGAATTAAGTGCGCGAAAATTTTTCATCGAGCAAGCATTGGAATTTTGATGGTAGGTCTCGGGCGTCAGAATGTAAACCGTCAATTTACGTGTGTATCGCTGGGTTGATGCCGCTTTGTTGCCTGAGGGGTTTTCTGTTAGGGTGAATGATAAATTAATTAGAATTTTCTCGAATTCTGTTTAATGTTTGGATGCCGCCTCGAGGCAACTCGGGCGGCTTTTCTTTTTTCAACGGGGGTTTGATGGGTGACGAAAGGCAAGAGGGGCTGGCCGTCCAGATGGCGACCTTGGCGCAGCAGATGCGATCGGTCGCGTCCAGCGTCGAGGACATCAAGCGGTCGGTGCAGCCGTTCGCGGATCTCGATCGGCGACTTGCCGAGATGGCGGTGCGGGCCGAGACCGTGCGCGAGGACGTCGGGCTGCTCTGGACCCGTTCGCGCGCGGAGGAACGATCTCGCGGCGAGCTGGTCGGCGCGATCGCGGAGGTCGACCGCAAGGTCGACGCGATGAAGAACAAGGCGACGGGCGCGATGTGGGTGCTCGGCGTGTGCTTGGGCGTAGTGCAGACGTTTCTCGTCGGCTCGATCGTCTGGGTCTTCACGCACATCAATGAGGGCGATGCGCTGAACAGACTTCAGCAACAGCGGATCGACGTATTGGAACAGGCCATCGGCCGGGGAGGGAAGCAATGAATCTTGCAGCGAAGATCGACGCGCTGATCGGGCGCGAGGGTGGTTTCTCGAACAATCCGAATGATCGAGGGAACTGGTATCTCGGGAAGCTCGAGGGAACCATGTGGGGCGTGACGGCCGCCGAGGCTCGCGCGAACGGTTACACGGGGCCGATGCAGAGCATGCCGCGTGCGACGGCGGTCGAGATCTGCGAGGCCCGCTACTGGACGCGACCGAAGTTCGACCAGGTCGACGCGATCTCGTCGACGCTCGCCGAGAAACTGTTCGACATCGGCGTGAATGCCGGCCCGGCGACGGGCGTGAAGTTTTTGCAGCGGGCGCTGAACGTGCTGAATCAGAACGGCAAGGCATTCCCGGACGTCGCCGTCGACGGCGGTATCGGCCCGATGACGATCGCGGCATTGAAGTCGTTCCTCGCAATGCGTGGCGCGGATGGTCATCGCGTGCTGTACGGGATGATCGCCGCCCAGCAGTCCGTTTTCTACATTGAGCTGGCCGAGCGTCGGCCGGAGAACGAGACATTCGAGTATGGTTGGCAGCTCAACCGTGCGTTGGGGGTGTGACGATGCTGGACGTGCTGAAGACGATTGCGCCGTGGCTTGTCACGGCGCTGACGGACGGGGTGCCGGGCGTTGCAGCGATGGCGGCGTCGACGATTGCCGAGAAGCTCGGGATGAGCGAAGGATCCGTCGACGCGGTGAAGGCAGCGCTAGGCGGTCAGCCGATGACGCCGGAGCAACTGCTCGCATTGAAGCAGGCCGACGCAGACTTCGAGCTGAAGATGCGGCAGGCTGGCTTTACACACGCCGAGAACATGGCCGGGATTCATGTGCAGGCCAACAAGGTTGCGGCCGACGATCGCGCGAACGCTCGCCAGTACGCTGCGGCCGAGCACGACCACACAGCGCGGAATCTTGCCTACATGTATACCGTGGCGCTGTTCGTGGTGATCGGGCTGGAGTTCTATCTCGCGATCGGCGAAATCAAAATGCCCGACGTGGTGAAGAGCACGCTCGACACGCTGCTCGGCGTGCTGATCACTATGGTGATCGGATCGAAAGAGTATTTCTTCGGATCGTCTTCGCGGGCGGACAAGCAGGCGGATCGCATCACGCAGTTTGCGGTGTCGCCGGACATTACCGTGACGGGCGGTCGGATCGACCCGGACGCGTTCGCGTCAGGACCTGTCAACAAAACGCCGTGAGTGCGGCACCGCTGAAGAAACACGGCGGCCGACGCGCGTGCGGCAACACGCCTCCTGACTGTTTTGATGCGTGCCGTGTGGAGTATTCGTAATCGTTGAATGATGAATTATTTCGTTTCATGATACGTTTTCTCTCTATTTTATTCTGGACTGTATCGGCTCCGTAATCGAGTGTAATTGAATTTCCGTGTGTGGGTGGCTATTTTTTTTGTGTGCGAGCTTTCGTATGTTGCGCTACGCACATGAGCAGATTTTATTTATTTATCAATGATGATGCGATCTCGTTGATCGTGAAATTGCAAACTGGAGAATAAAGATGGGAATTATTCAATATGGTGATATTATTCGTCTCGCCAATGGTTATGCCTTTGAGAGTGATGTCAAAAAAGATTGGACTGGCGGTTACCTTGGTATTGGTGATTCGTACCCGCGCTTGGACCACGGTATCGACAGGGTTGGGGCGTATAAAAGTTACGACAATCATGACTTGCAAACGCAGTGGACTATAAAAAAAGTAGCGACCACGGGTGATGGGGCTGACGTTTTTAGTGGTGATCGTGTCCGTCTTCAAAATGCTGTTGACCAGACTTATTTGGCATTGTTCAATTTCGATGAAGCGAGTGATGTGGGTTACACCGTGGCAACCACTGATGATACCGATATTATTTCAATTGCCTCTGACTGGACCATCTTTATTTACTCGGGAGCTAGTGCTAATAATGCGAGGTTGAAAGACGGAGCTTACATATATTTGGTGTCTACTTTTCCCAAGAAAGATCAAGGCCATCTGGCAGCCACTCTGGACACCAACGGTGTAGGTAGTGCCTATCAATTCCAGTTCCTCGTCACGGGTGGGCGTCTCATCAATCGTGACGGCGGTAGCGGCTCGTGGCAGGTAACCAGCGTTTCGTGAACCTCAATTGTTGGAGCCCTGATGGCGGGCGTAGCCCGCCATCAGCATGTTGGAAGTGAGTCATTTAAATCTCGCGACGTCGATCATTCGCCGAGCTTATAGTGCGAATGAATTGGATGTGTCGCATTCCTTTAGCTTATTTCGTGGATCGGCGACAAGCGCCGCATCACTGATCGTCTCATCCTGCACTTTCCGGTGCATGCCTGCTACGTCGAAGTGTTCGCGGGCGGGCAGCGCTATACTTCCGCCGGCCGCTTGCCAGGGACGACGCTGCGCAGCCTGTGGGGCTGTTCTAACCGATGATGCCGGCGTGAGCAATCGCGCCGGCATCATGCCTACAGGTCAGCGAAGGCCGGCAGGAGATCCTGGTCGACGAGCCGGATCTCGATACGGTTGGCAACCTCGACGTGTTCGGAGTTGCCCACTGAAAAAACGGCATCTGGGACGCTCACAATGATCGTCCCGGTCTGCTTCCGACCGGCTTCGGGAACCGGAATCAATTCGCGTGCTTCCGGGACTTGCTGAGCCGTGAGGAGCTTCGGGAGATACAGCATCCAGCCAACGCCCGGCTTGTCATCAAACACCTGCCGGGGAAAATACTCTCGTGGTGAAACAGAGACATACATCGGGTCATAAACCGAGGCCATCGCGGACACTATCTTAGCCACGCCCTCATAGCTGCGCTCGTCGGCCGAGACTGCGCTCTGTGCCGGTAGCCCAATTTCCACCTCGCTGGGGCGCCTCTTCGCATCGATGGCCAACTTCAGCCTCGCGCTGTCGGCCGCGTCCATCTGACCATTCCAGAAGCCAAATACTTTAGGAAGGTCCATCTTTTTTTCGTACCGTTGCGCCAAGACTGCCAAAACGGCTGTCGAAGGTATGCCGGGCGCTTCATACATGGGATACAGACGGGCTTCTTCCTCGGTATCCGCCTTCAGCCACCACTGCCCTAAACGTTCGTCCTCGCATGACATGGCCTCAACCACCGGCCATAGACGGACAAGATGAGCCGCAAAATCGCCAAGCGGGGCGAAATCGGCAGGGTTACGAAATTGCGCAACTATTTCCATGTTTGTCAGGGCACCCATTCTGATTCCACGCGAAGACGGGCGAGCGGCGTTCTCATGTAGTTCCAAGTCCGCTCCGTCTGAAAATACCATTTCAACCTCGCAGGAGGATGATCATCTACAACCGCGGCCTGAGCTCCAGCCTGCTCCTCCATGTCATCAAAGGTCTTGGTGTACGGTACATCGTCCTTCTTCAAGAACTGATCGTACTTTCCCTTTGCTTCTATCAACAAACAGCTTTCCGGTCGAAAGCCGTCGAAGTCGCGCTGCCAGACCCATTCCATGCTCCAGGCCTCTTCAACGCTATAGGGGAACCCCGTAATTCGCCCTTGATACTCTCGGGAGTTGTCACTCATGCTCCAGTTGCGGCGCTGCATGCTCCCCGCCTCAGGTGGGCACTTCTTGCAGCTCTCGCCCGTGCGCGGAATCGCCCGTACGTCCGGTTTTGCCTTGCTTTCGTCCTTTGGGGTATCACCCGACAGACTCCCCGTTCCCGCTACCGCCGTTCCGCCCAATAAGGCTGCGCCAGCGCGCGCCAAGACCGGTCCCAGCTCGACTATTGCTGCTTCGATGATCGGTACTGCCAATCCGCCCATTCGGAGATCTCCCGTTGAATTCTGGATGTTCGATGCGCCATTTCATGACGCGAAGGTAATCGTGAAAGCGCTCGTCGGCTGATCGGCCCGGCCTGGTCAACCACGTTCGTGTCGCTGGCTTGTCGTAGAAGTTAGGGCTGTACGCCTCGAGCCGAAGAAACGCCACGACGTTTTGGTCGGACTGGATGCCGAGTCGTCGGGCGGCCAGATAGGCATTCCACAACCGCGTCGGTAGCGTGTTGTCGTCGGCCAGTTTCGGATTCTCGTTGACGAGATCCCGCCTGACGCCGTCGACGTATCCGCGTGCGTCGATCGCGGCGAGCCCGGCGATCTGTTCGCTTGTCAGCTCAAGCATGCGGGTGCACTCCCTTCAATTTCCCATTCACTTCGACGAGCCAGTCGAATGTCGCGACGAAGAACTGCATGCGTTGCGTGAATTCCATCAGCGACGCCATGTCGGCCATGATGCGGGCGTCGTAGAACCGGAGGAGGGCGGTGCGGCCATCCGGAAGCCGCGCGTCGAGCCGGCTGCGCAGCTCGTCGGCGAGGGATTCGATTGGATATGCACTGATCAGCCAGGACACACCGGCGGAGCCGCTAGCCATGGTGGATAGCGTCTGGCGGATCGTGCCGGCCGCTCGCTCGTAGTCGATCAGCCACGGCCCCGCATCGGCCAGTGATGCGTCCGGCGTGCCGTCGAATAGCGCGACCGCTGACTGCGATCGCTGAAGCGGTGACGCGGCGGCTGCGTCGGCGTATAGAAGACCGTCGACGAGGGCGTACAGGTGCGCTTGCATGGTCAACTGCTGTTGACGCTTGACGAAGAACGCTTCGATCGTGGTGTCGGTCATGGGCTATCCGCGCGCGATCATCGTCGCGGCATTCTCGGCCGCCGCCTTCAGGCATTCGAGGCAAAGCGTCGGTGAAGGGGCGAGCGCCGACGCTGCAGCTGCGACCGCACCGCCAGTCGTTGCTTCTCCGGCTCCGACATCGTCGAGCGATGCGGACGATTGCGAGGCGATCAGCGTCGCCCCGCATGCGGTCTTCATGCCTTCGACAGCGGTGTCGCGACCTGCAACTTGATGCGGGTAGCGCCGGCCAGCGTCGGGCAGGATCGGAAAGACGCCCTTGCACTGCGGGCAAAGTACCTTGTGCCCGACGCCCGCAATGGGTTTCCCGTCAATGGTGGCGGTCGCGCTGCCCTCCAGCACGCGTCCACCGTGCGTCGTCGTGTCGTCGACGCAGATCATGGCTCGCTTCGCCATTGGCTCTCTCGTGAGTGTGATTTTCGTACGAAGATACCATTTTCGACGGAGCGGTCTCTCGTTGGCGGGCACGCCGTTCGTCAATTTGTGTCAATCGAAGCGCGTGACGTCGATCATTCGGCGGAGCTGATCTAGTGCGAACAAGTCAGGAGCGCCGCTTTGCTTTAGCTCCAGCTTGGCCGCGTTGACCAGTTTGTCCATACGTCGCAGCGCGCGGCGCACATGTACGACCTCGAGCACGAAGCGCTGCTCGAGCGTCAGTGGCCCCTTTCCCCGGTAGTTGGTTGCGCTCCACGCGTCGCGCAGATCCGTCCAGGTCAGGTGCTGAAAGTCGGGCAGCTTGGTTGCCCTGTCCGAGCCGGGGTCCGGCTCGTTGGGGGCGTCGCGGAGCTTGCATCTCACGGCCTCGCGTGCGCGCCACTCGTCGGAGAACGGCGCGATCGGCTCGCGTGGACTGCTCATCCTGCCTGCCCGCGAGATCTCCTTCTCGAGCTTGATCTTCAACCGGCGCAGCGGCGCACCGTACTTCAACGTGTCGGCCTGCTCGATGTACGCGATCATGCGCGCGGCGTCGCCGGCTAGGTCGCTCGCCTCGAGGAGCGTAAGCCGCAGGTGTAACACCTCAAGAATCAGCCGATGAACGTCGGCATACGAGCACGTGCTCCACCATTTCGACATCGCGTCGAACTGCGGCGGCTCGAATGGGGGCAAGATCATGATGCGCGGATAATGCTGTATGGATATACAGTGTATCGCGCGGTAAGATGATCGCGTCAAGTCTCAAAATTGGGGGCGGACAGTGTGCACAAACTACCGAGCGCCAAACGTGATCAGTCACTCTCCGAAAGCGCTTCGTACCCTGCGCGATGAGCGAACGCGAATTGTTTGGCTAGTCGTCAAATCGACGATCCGGCTTACTTGCCGCGTCTGTCCCGGCTGTGGTTGTAACGCCTGTGCGCCCGCATCGTCGTAAGCACCCTGACTGCCATCTTCCCGATGGATGATGACGGCGGTCCATCGAGCCTAGCTGCGGGCCAGCGCTTCTTCTTCGACGTCGCTAAGCCAGTCTGCCCAAGCTTGCATCATCTCGCGTCGCTCTGGGAGGTACTTTGCGTGATTGTACGTAGAGCGCGTTTTGTCCTTGTCCTTGTGTGAAAGCTGCATTTCAACGACTTCGTCCTTCCAGCCCATCTCATGGAGGTGCGTGGACGCGGTGGCTCGGAAGTCGTGGCCAGTTATCGGCTCGGGGCTGTCCGGGACCATGTAGTCGATTGCCCTGTTGATCGTTGCACGGCTCATATGGGGGAGCTTTCGATTGCTATGAAGAATCGGCAGGATGTATCCGCGGTTGCCGTACATCTCCTGCAGCTCGCGTAGTAGGGTTAGTGCTTGTTTTGGCAACGGAACGATGTGCAGCCGTCGCGATTTGATCTTCTCCGGCGGTACTTTCCACTCGGCTGCGCCCAGGTCGATTTCTTCCCACCGTGCTCTACAAAGCTCGATCGTCCGTGGAAACAGGATCATCAGCAGCCGGATCGCTATCACGGTGCGCTTGCTCTTATAGGTCGGGAACAGTCGGAACAGTGTCTTCAGTTCGTCGCGACTCAGTGGTCGGGCGTTCTCAGTCGGTGGTTTGACGACGGATCCTCGCAAAACAGATGCAGGGTCTGAATCAGCCCGAAGGGTTATAACCGCATACTGAAAAACATTCGATACGTACTGGCGCAGTTTGATCGCGACGGACGGGGAGCCGCGCTCTTCGACTCGGCGCACCAAGGAAAGCACGTCATGCGCAGTGATCGAGCGCATGGGACGGCTGCCGATGTAGGGGTAAGCATCGGCCTCAAGCATGCGCAGAATCTCGCCATAGTGACGCTCTGTCCACGATTTCCTCTTCTTCGCAAGCCATTCATCGCTGACAGCTTGGAAAGTTGCTTTGCCCTCGTTGATGGTCTTGGAAAGCACTTCCTGTCGAGCGTGAGAAGGGTGCAAGCCCTTCTTGACGAGTGCGCGAGCATCATCTCGTGCCCGGCGAGCGTCTTGCAGACTGATGGCGGGGTACTCGCCAATCGCGAACAGGTTCTCCTTCCCGGCAATCCTGTATCGGTATCGCCAGAGCTTGGAGCCGGACGGGCGCACCTCAAGATACAGTCCATTGGTGTCGGTAAGTTTGGTAGGCTTGGTGGTTGCCTTCGCCTGCCGAATCTTGACGTCGGTAAGTGGCACGGTGAAAAAGCGGGTATCGTTGTTGGGAGTGTGAAATGATACCCGCTTTGATACCCGCTTTTTTACCGGATGCACACGATTTTCGGCGAACGCGGGCGAACGGCGGAGTGCCGGGAAATGCCCGGCCAGCAA